GCGGCCATCCGCGTCGCGCACGGCCTTGATGCGGCCGCGATGATGAAACGCGGTGCCGAGCCACGAGCGCGTTTCGCTTATGATTGCGGCGCGGCCTTGCTCTTCTGTCATACGGCGGTTTCAGGTGCGGGAATGCTGAGGCACCCGCCAAAGTTTGCGGTGTTCTGAAAGAGCGCGCATGTGCCGAACGATTTGTCGCAGCCGGGATAGGCTGTGAAGCTGTCGCCGGTGCTGATGCCGAACGGGAACGGCGCGATGAGCGTGAAGATGCCGCCCGACCAGCTCCGCACCGTGCGGGCATAACCTTCGCTCGCACCCGAGGTCATCACGACGCGGCCCAGCGCGTAATTCCCGGAGCCCGCGGGCGCCGCAATGCTCGAGCCGAACTGATTTGCGGCCGGACCGGACGAAGCGACCGTGCCGTTCATCGCGAAATCCGCCGCCGCCAGGGTGCAGCCCTGATCGAAAAGCGTGTGGACGCAGCCGGCCTGGAACAGGTTCCGCGGCAGCAGGTTCGTGAGCTTCTTGAGGTGGCTGTAAATAGTGATGACAGCCTGGCTGCGGCCGACGTCGAGCTCGCCCACGGTGCCATAGAACACCGTGACCATGCCGGTCGGCGCGAGCGCCGCTCCCGGCGCGGGCCATGCTGCTGCTACCGCGCGATCGACCTGCACTTCGGCGTTGTCGAGCGCGCCCGCTTGCGCTGCGGCAAGCCACGGCTGTGATCCGATCGCGTCGGGAAAGGGCGTGCCGGACAGGGGATCGACGAGGCGCGGCGCCACTACGACCTGCCACGTATCGACGTCGAGCCCGGCCTTGTAGTGCGCGCGCGCCTTCGCCTTCGCCTGATCGAAGGTCGGCCCTCGCGCCGTCCAGAGCGTGCCGGCGGCGCTGACATCGACTGGGCCAGCGCTGTAGAAGAGTTCGCTCACGCCGCCGAACGCGCCGGCGAGCCGGAACGTATAGCAATCGACATCGACAAACGCGCGCGTGGCAAGGAGCGCCGCCGTCGCGCCGGCCGAGACCTCGTACCAGGGGGTTTTCATCAAACGTGGTAGATCAGCACGCCGGCGATCTCCGACGCTGCCGCGAGGTTGGCCGCGGCAATCGCCTGCGTCGTCTTGTTCGAGCCGTGCTCGACAAGCGTCGCATAGCCGTTGCGGGATTGACCTGAAGCGCCGCCTGCGTGTACCCGCTGTCGAAGGTGATGCCGACAAGGGCAGTAACGGGACCGCCGCCGGCATCGTTCGCCGTGCTGGCGGACGTAAACGGCAGGCCGACCACCTCGACGCTTCCGGCCATGCCGCCCGTCGCGGAGACCGCGACCGTGAAGCGGCACATGACGAGCCGGCCGATACGCTCGTAGGACCCGGACTGGATCGTGTAGGTCGGGCTTCCGGCCGTGCCGGCGCCCGCCAGCGTCGGCGTCCACGTGCCGAAGGCATAGGGGCCGGCGAGCATCGTGCCGCCTGGTGTCGCGCCGTCGCCGACGCGCAGGGTGCCGTTCGTCACGTCATAGATCGGCTCGCCCTGCGCCGGCGTGATCGCGGCGATGTTGGCCGCCGTGTCGCGGCGGAGCTGCAGCTGTGTCGTGGTCATGTCATCGTCCCGCTGTTCTTCGCGACATCGCCGTGATGAAGCGCCGTCGAGACGGAAGGCCCGTCGCGGTCGCCGGCGTCACGGATAGTTCTCGTGGCGTTGCGGCGCTGGTCGCTCCATGTCGTAGATCGCACGCATGGCCGCTTCCTCCGCGCGGATCTCGGCCTCGATCAGTTCGCGCTCGGCCATGGGCAGCCGCTGGATGCCCATGAGGCGCGCTTGCCGCTCCGCGAGCCAGATCACGAAGCCGAAGCCGGCAACGCTGAGAGCGCCGAGGAGAAAGCCGATCATCCGAATGTCCCGACCGGCTCACAGATTCTGCTGCGCCGCCACCGAGGCGCCGCCCGTCGCGCCGGAATGGGTGTTCGACGTGCTCCCGGCCGCGGTCGTCGCAGCCGTTCCGGCGCCGAGATTGATGACGGAGATTGCGCCGCTATAGCCGCTGTTCCCGCCGCTCCCGTTCGCGCCCGTTCCTGTCGCCGTGCCGCCCGCGCCCCCTGCGCCGCTCGAAACGTCGAGCGCATTCGTGATCGTCGAGCCGGTCAAGCTGCCGGCGACGATATAGATGTAGCCGCCATTGCCGCCATTGCCTCCGGCGCCGCCGCCACAGCCGCCGGTGCAGCCCGCGTTGCCGTTGCCGCCCGTGCCGCCCGTGCCACCGACCGCGTCGATGATGCTCGCGGTCGTATTCGTGCCGCGCGCGATGGTGTTGGCGTAGATATAAATGCCGCCGCCGCAATCCCCGCCGCCGCCACCGCCGCCGCCGACATGCGTGCCGTCGCCGCCGCCGCCGGAGCCACCCGAGCCGCCGTCCGTCACGAGAAGACTTTCGGCGGGCCCTGTCGTCGCCGTGTAAACCGTGGGGAGCGCCGTCTGGGGCACGACGAGCGTGACGGCAAAGCCGGTGCTGTTGATGCCGGCCGCCGAGCCCGCCGCATTGGTCCCCGCGCCGCCCGTCGAGCCGGCCGGAAACCCGGTGGCGGAGTATTCGCCGGCATTGTTGGTCGGATTGTCGGCGCCACCGCCCGCCGAGCCGGTCGTGGCGCTGCTGGCCCCGCCGGAGCCGCCCTGGTAGCAGACCGGGGCGAAGACGGAGCGGAGCGGCGTGACGAACGTGCCGCCCGTGGCGCCCGACGCGGCGGTGCCAGTCCTCGTCGCCGTCGTGCGGTATTCGATGGCGCTCGCGCCCGCGCTCGACACGTCCCACGTGCCCGCGACGAAAAGACGGTTGCCTTGCGTGATGATGTGATCGGTCGCGCCGATCGTCACGTTGTTGTACTGCGCGTCGCGCGTCACCGTGACAGTGCCGAAGCCAGAGTTCAGGTTCCCATCGGATCCGTTGCCGAAGAGCGCCTGATTCACCCCGCTGCCGCCGCCACTGCCGCAGGCCGCGCCGGCGTCTATGGTGTTGCCGTTGGCGTCAAACTTGACGCAGTCGTTTGTCGTCGTGCTTCCGGTCGAAAGCTGAACCTTTGTGCCATTGCCCTGCGCCGATGTGACGCCCGTTCCGCCTTGCGCGACCTGGGCCGTGCCGGATATGTCGGTGAAGGCGGGCTGCGCCTGCGAGGGAACGCCAGCCGTCGATATTCCAGTCAGGAAATTGTGCGAAACCGCGCCGACGCTTTCGACGCCGCCCAATGCGCCCGTCGCCGGCGGCTGTGCGCCGGCGAAGAAGTCGAGCCCGGTGCCGTTCGCGTTGGCGACGAACGTGCCCGATGTGCCTGGCGGCAGCGTCGTGCTGTTGAGCCCGGTGAGCGTGAGGCCCGTGGAGTTGGTGAGGGTCCAGTTGACGGTGCCGGTGACGGCGACATTAAGCGTCATCCCTGGCGCGAAGAGCGTCGAGCTCTTCGCCGGCAAGGTCAGCGCCGGCGTGCCGCTCGTTCCGGCGAGATTGAGCGCGCCGCCCATGTCACCCGTTGCGGCCGTATAGCTCGAGGTCTTGGTGCTGTCGGTCTTCGACGCGGAGCACGTAGCAGTCGTGGTGACCGGGTTGGGCGAGCACGCGACACCGTTCCCGGCCGTGATGCTGGTGACGGTACCGGAGCCGCCGCCGCCACCGCCGCTCCCGCCGCCGCCCTGTTGCTGCGCCAGCGCCGGAGTCGCTGCCAGAGCAGCGACGACCATCAGAATTTTCCGCATCGCTCAGTTCCCGATGATGATTTGCATGGGGGTCGCGGCGCCCGAGGCCACGCACCAGATGGCGTTCCGCGGCGCGCTGCCGCGCGGCCAGAACATCGATTGCTGCGGCGGCAGCGTGAAGGTGCCGTTGCCGTTGACGCTGATCGCGGCGCTGTAGCCGCACGAGATCGCGTTGCCGCCAGAGGCCGAGCTGTTCATGAGGAAGAGCGTTGCGCGCTCGCCCGGCACGCGCGGATCGCCGAGCGCCGGAACCACAAGCGCCGGTGTCGTGCCGATCGGCGCGAACGAGCCCGAGAGATCGGTCGCCGTGATCGCCTGCGCCTCGGCGGCGCCGGCGAGCCCAAGAAACGCGAGCGCCGCAACAAGCGCACGCGCGCGCGTTACAGTCTGATGGTGGTGAAGCTGCATTTTTTCAGCTCCCAGAAGAGGTACATGAAGTTGGAGAATTCGAGCGTGTCGCCGTCGAAACGGCAGAGCCACGTGTAGGCGCCGGTCCAGGTGAGCGCCGCGCCCGCCTGTGGCGCCGGCGCGATCGTCACGATCCCGCCATCGCCAAGTGTCCAATCGGCCAGAAGCCCCGCCGCGAAGATTTGCAGCGATGCGCAGAACCCCTCGTCGAGCTCGGCGGTCGGCGGGCTCGTGCAATTGCCGTAATCGAGCGTCTGGGTGGGCGCGCTCGTGCAGTTGCCGTAATCGAGCGTTGCACGTGGCACGGACGGCGCGAGCGTCGGACCGAGCACCGGCTCGATGAAGCCGCCCAGGCTGCGCGCGAGCTGGAAGCTCGTCGTGGCGCCGTCGCCGGTGGCGAAGAGCTCGGCCGCGACGCTGTCGTCGTTCGGATCGTCGAAGCGGAATACCCCGCCCGGCGCAAACATGACGCTGTTCCAGAAGCCCTGGAGCAGCTGCCACTCGGCGAAGCTCTCGTCCGCGCGCAACAGGGCGAACGAGACTTCGTACTTGTAAAGCGGTGCCGCCCACAGCGGCTGGAACGTCTCGCGGCCCGAGATCGCCTTCTGCCGCAAGCTCGCGGCAACGGGCGCGCGCTGCACCGGATATTCGAGACCGGGCAGCGTCGGAAAAAGCGGCGGCAGCATCTAGACGCCGTTGACCGAAGGGTTGACGCCCATGTAGCGCGTGATCGTCTGCGCCAGCGTCTTGGCGTTGGCGTTCGCCCATTGCGCCACGCCGGCGCTGTCGATCGCTTGCACCGTGACGTTGAGCGCGAAATTTGCGCCCGCGGACGTTCCCGTCGCGCTCGCGGATGGAAAGCCCGGCACGGGCCCGCCGGCGCGCGCCGCCGCCGCGGTCTCTGCCGGCAGGATCATCTCGCCGGCATGGACGACCGCGATCATGTCGCGCGGGATCGACCAGGCGCCGGCCTGGAACATAGCGAGGTCGGCCAATCCGGCGCCCGCGTCCGCGGCACCGCCCGCGCCGCCGCCGCTGCCGAACAGCCCGGCGACGAAGCCAAGGAGTCCGCCGGCCGCGCCGCCAGAGCCACCGGCGCCCTCGCCACCAATGCCGAGCGCCTCGAACGCGACCCAGTCGACGACCATCTCGGCCACGTATTCGCCGAACGAAAGCGCCAGGTCCGCGAACAGCTTCTCCATCGCCGCGCGCCACGTCGTGGTGCCGCTCAGCACCGCGTCGAACACCGTGAACGCGTCGCCCTCGATGGTGTGGAGCGCGTCGGCCCAGCTCAAGGCACCCGCTTGCGCGCCGTCGGTCATGCGCATGCCGGTGAGCGCGAACTGGTCACCCAATGCCTTCGCCGGCGCCGCGAGTCCGTCGAGCGCAGTCTTGATCTGCTGCACCGCGGACAGAAGCTCGGAGAACTCGGCGCCGAATACGACGTCGATGCGATCGTCAGCCATGGCGCGTCCTCATGCCGGCGGCTTGCCCGCAACCGCGATGCCCGAGCGCGGATCGGCGGCAAGCTCCATCAGATCTTTCCAGCGTTGTTCGGGCTTCTCCGGCGGCGCGGGGCGCCAGCCGAACGCGCGGGCGATCGCCCGCAGCAGCAGATGGGGCGGCGGCGCGTCTGCCCAGTGGCGCGCGAGCGCCCTGAGGCGGCGCAAGGTGAGCTGGTCCTCGACTTCGTCCCAGCTCCACCCGGTCGCCTGGCAGACGCGGCAGATCAGTGCATCGACGAAGTCGTCGAAGTCGCCGCCGCCCCACGCGCTTCCCCCGCGGGCGTACCCTCGCGGCGCTCGATCCCCGCGGCCTTGGCAAGCGGCGCCAATGCTGCAAGCAGCTCGGTGAGCTTGATCGGAAGATCCAAGAACTCGTCGCGCGTCAGATCGGGATAGTTGCGCGTCAGCGCCCAGTAGAGCGCATCGAGCAGCCGGTCGATCGCCTCCTCGTCGAGATCGTCGGCGCGCTTCACCGCAGCGAGCCCGAGCACGGCCGGGATCACCTTGCGGAATTGGCGCGGCGCGAGATCTGCGATCACCCAGCTCCGGCCGGCGAGCGTCACCGCCGCGCCCTCGAACCCTGCGAATTTCAGCTCGCGCATCACGACACCTCGCCGAAGCTGTAGAGCCCGACATTGCCGGCAGCGTTGGCGTAACAGGAGAAGCTCAACTCCGGCACCATGAAGTCCTCGAGCTTGAAGGCGAAGGAAAGCTTGTCCGACATGCAGCTATAGAGCTGGATGTTGAGCGGCACGCCGTTGGTGCTGGTGTAGTACCAGAGCTGGAAGGTGGGCGTCGTGCCGAGCAGCGGGTTCGCGAGGGCCAGCTGCTGGCCCGATCCCGCGACGCCGTAGGTATATGTCACGAACACGCCCTTGCCGTTGTCGGCGGCGTTGAAGCCATAGATTCCGGCGCTTTGCGTGTATTGGCCGGCGGCCGGGCTCGACGGCACGAACATGAGCGGCAGGCCGGTGGCGGCATAAACGACGCCCAGATCTGCGACGAAGGTCGTGTGGTTCGCGGTCGTATAGGCGGCCGACGCGATCGTGCCGCTTTCGGACAGCGCCGTTGCCTGCTGCCCCGCCGCAAGGCTCGCGCCAAAGAAGGCGCTGTTCAAGGCAATGCCTGAGACGAGTGCTGCGCTCGCCTTCGCCGTGAATTTGGCGCCGCCACGCGCGATGAAGAGCTGGAACTGGTTCTGGCCGTAGAGCTCCTTCTTGTTGAACTGCTGGTCCAACTGGAACTCGTTGGCGCGGCCGATATTGACGGGCGTGCCGTTCGCGATGTCGGTGCGCTGCAGGAAGATCGCACCCGGTCCGAACACGGGAAGCATGGACGCTCCTTCGTTTCAATGAATGCGCAGGATCAGGGCGTCGCGAGGATCTCGATCGGCACGATGGCGACCGCCTGGCCGCCCAGCGCGCCCTCGTCGGTCTCGATCGCGCCCACGATCCAGCAATGCTTGACGAGCCCGCCCAAGGTCTGCGTGCCGCGCGCGAGATCGGCGCCCGCCGGCAGCAGCGCCGCCTCGAGCGCGTCGAGCAGCGGATTGAGCACGGTCGCGGGCGCGGTCTCGTCGTCGGGCGCCTGGCAATAGAGATAGACGTCGATTTCGGCGCGCCATTGCGTCGGGCTGCCTTCGGCGGCCTTCGCGGTCTCGCGCTTCTGTACCTGGAAAAGCGCCGGCTGCTCCGCCGCTTCGACCGCGCTCCAGGGACGCAGGCGCCGGCTCGCGGTCGCGAAGGATGCAGCGCCCGATAACAGCGCGAAGAGCGCCTGGTAGATCGGCTCGCGCGTCATGATTGAAGCGCCTCCATCGCCGCGTCGCTGGTGTCGGCCCGCGCCGCGTCGGCCTCCTCGGCAAGCGCCGAGCGCAGGAACGAGCGCGCGGGAATGCGCGAGCCCGGATGGTGGACGCTTTTCGCAAACGCAAGCTCGCCCGCGAGCGAGAAACGCAACGCGCGCGCCTGCTTAACTGCGATCAGATGCGCGCGCGTCGTGCCGCCATATTCCTCTATCGCGCCATAGGGCACCGCGCGCGGATCGAACCCGGCCGCGACCGAAAGCGCGCCAGGTGCCGTCGTCACGCTCGTCTCCTGCGCCGCGGCGAGGCGGCCGGAGCGGCGATGGAGCACCGCCCCGCCAAGCTTGTCGCTGATCCGGCCCGCGAGCCGCGTGCCGATGCGCGCACCCGCCGGACCGAGCCCGGTCCCAAGCCGTGCGCCGAATTGCTCGAACCGCGCGATGAGCCGCCCCGCGTCGGCGATCGACACGCCGCTCACGGCAGCGGCACCACGCGGCGATGGGGTTGGAGTGCTGCGGCGATGCTCGCCGTGACGTCCTGCTGCACGAACGACACGACTTCGCCCGCGAGCGTCTTGCCTGCCTCGCCGATGCGGGCGCGCTCGTTGAGACGAAGGAGCGCCAGCTCGATGCAGGCCTGCTCGAGGTCGGGCGGCGTGTAGGAGTAGCTAACGGCGATCGCCTCGCCTGCATCGGCGGCAGCGAAGCCGTAGAACCCGTCGGGCGCCGTCGGCGGAAGATATTGGCCGGCGCTTGGGCTTGCGCCCGGCGCCACCACGACGAGCGCAGCGCCCCCGGCATAGGAAACGCCGGCATCGGCGGCCCAGAGGTGCGACAGCGCGCTGCACGGGATCTGATAGGGCGAAGAGGACGGCACGGTCTGCGCCTCCTCGCTCGTCAGAAAGCCCGCGGTATATGTCGCGGCGACATTCTGCGCGCCGCGCCGGAAGGAATAGCCGCGGAGATAGACGATGCCGCTCTCGCCGGCGAGCGCATATCCGGACGAGAGCGCATCGGGCGCCGCCGGAATGGCGGTGCCGTCGACCGAGAGCGCCGAAAGCGCCGTCACCGGCGCGTGGCGCAGCATGAGCTCGCGTCCGCCCTGCCCGTTCCGCACCTCGGTATAGGTCTGCGACACGAGGATGCGCTGCAGGTAGTGACGGATGAATTCGCTCGCCGCGGTGATGACGCGCGCGATCTGCGCATCATCGGCCGTGGTCGCGATCGGCGGCGAGCGCCACGCCTTCACCGCCGCAAGCGTCGTCATGTCGCCCGGCACGCCCATGATGGCTCAGCGTCCTTTCTTTTGCGGAATGCGCTCGGGCTCCGCCGCCGGCTTGTAGCCGTGCGGACGGAGCACCTCCTCGGCCTCCTCCGGCACCTCGACGAAGCCGTCGCAGACCTCGTACTCGGTGCCGGCGAAGCCGACGCTTGCCTGGTTCTTGGGCGCCTTGAGCCGCACCATCGTCGCGCTCACCCGTTCGCGATGTTGGTGATCTGGCCGATCGAGAATGGCGCGTAGCATTGCAGCACCTCGTCGGCATAGACGCCGTACTCGTAGCGCCGCGTCTTCCACGGCCAGTCGATCATGAAATAATCGCGCCGCGTGCGGATCTGGCTCACGTTCGGCACGTTCGAGAGCGCGTAGGGCAGCCCCTTGGTGTTGAAGAGCACCGTGCCGGGCGGCAGGTTCGGGTGAAGCCGGATCGGGATGTCGTTGCCGCCGGCGAGGCTGAAGCGATTGAGGTAACTCCGCG